CACTCACCCAACTCACCAACACATCGACAAAGATGGACTCTCTACTGACCAAAATTTTTCCAACTCTTACTGCTCCAGGGATGGAGCTCAAAAATAAAGACGGTTGCTACAACACGTTGATACGTGGCGATATGCAAGTTAAAGTCGATGGATTCCCGTCGTCCAGAGCTATGTCTATGGCTCAGACTATGACCTGGCTTGGCCTGACATCAGGTAGGTTAACCGGAGGGCCATCAGACCTGGATGGAATAAATAAAAATTTTTTAACGCCGGAGGCGACTATCAACATGGATGCAATCGCATCGTTCCTCAAATCTCACGGAGGTCTACAGAATAACGTCCTGAGTGCACATATAGCTCAAATGGAGCGCTGGAACTGGCATGACAACCAAGTAAGTTTGCTTGTAAATATGTTGAGATATTCACTCCTCAAAAGGCTTGAAGAAGGTAACGTCGGTACGGGACTAAATGGCTGTTTGCCTAGCTACGATGATGGCCACGTACGAGTAAACAGGAACGAATACTTTCCGCCGAACTACCCGCAAGAAGCAGCCACTCTTAGGTGGCCCTGTGGTAACATGGAAGACAATATACCACATTTCCACCACGCTAATGATTACATACCGGCCACGGGAGGTCAAATGATAGACGTGTCTTGTCTCACCGAAAAAGAAGCTAGATTTGTCTTGCTAATGTTGGGCAAATGGAACAGAACCACGAGATATAGACTCGACTTTGAGCTACCTAAACTGGTCGATGGTGTGGCATACCGAAGGGCTCAACAGGTGGGGGGACTAGTCGAGTTCATTGGTGAAGGGCCGGGTGTGGAACCCATGCCTCAGACACTCACTTCCGGGGAATCTTGGCGCGCATTGTTGTCGTATGTGGCGCACAACGGCTTATACGGCAGCTTTTCTGTCGCCTTGAACGTGATCGTGTCGATGATGGCGCAAATGGTGCCAGCCACTGCAGAAGGTCATGTGTGGCTCGCGGAAGAACTGCAGGTAGTCTTACCTCGATTTGAAGCTGTGCGGGGTCGATACCCGTTCTTCAACGAAGGGGAGAAGGCGTTCGTCTCACACAGGGCGCTGGCAGAGTGGCGTATGCTCAACGCGAAGCAGGAGCGAATCCTACTCTTGGCAAACATATACGCCCAAGCATACCAGACGGGTCTTGCTGTACGGTCTCTGCGCTATAACGTAGAAGAGAACCCGACAGACTTGTTCGCCACCGAATCGATGTTTTTAAGTCCACAGATGTATTTGCCTGCCGCGGCGTCTGAGGCCCTGAGACATCCGATACCTTTAAGTGGCATGTCAGGGATAGCATTTACCCACACTAACCGGTTAGATAGGCAAGTAGCAGGCAGACGAGTCAAGGTTACTGCACAAGACCAGAGAGCCATTGAAAATTATGGTATAATACAGGAACACGATGTACAGTATATCGTAGTCGAGAGAACACCGTTTGCAGGCGTGCCAACACTACTATTGCCATTAAATCCATTCAAGGATGTCACGCCATTTACGTTGAGAGGATCAATAGATGCAAGCAAATTAGAGCGGAATCGGTTAGGTTGGAAGGCAACACCATATCAACTATGGCATTGGGCATGGGCTAGTAGACTGTGTGGGTACGACATCAACATAAGTACATCGATGCAACTGGTGAATGGTAAGCGCCCGTACGCACCTAACGAATCATCGTGGACGTGGCCGCTTATGGTCAAGGATGAATATTTAGGTGAGACCATTACCGTAACCGGGCTTGAACCGCGCCAAAACAGGTTTATCTCACTCCCGCCAATACACGCGCAATTTTATCGAGGTACAGTTGATTTCAACTTCTCAATCACCTCACAGATGGTAAGTCTACCCAGACGAGAACAAGCTGATATGATTTGTGAGTATGGTGCAACGGGAGGGCTTACGTCACCTGCTACAGTCCGCGTAATGGTAGGCCAAATTGAGACAGCTGCGCGGCTTCATAGACAGGCGTGAGGCGGATTTTCAATTTGTCGAACGTGTTCAGGCTGGGGTGATCCCACCAGAGCCAGGGATACAAGATGCACCGGATGTGGGCGGAGACTAGAATCGCCCCGAATGCAGGCTTTAGGTCCGAGCCCGGGTGACGAGGTCACGTTATACAACGTCGACCCGTCGCTGCCTAAAGCCGCTAGGGCTCAAAATGGTGGGCGTAGAGCACCGAGGTCTCTACGGGCGGCATCGAGCAGGTTCATTCCTGTTTTCGTTGCGGTCGGAGGTGCATATTTGTCCGTCGTGACAAGATCGAAGGCCACTCACGTGCTGGTACATGTCGAATATGACACATCTACGTGGTATGGACTGACCATGTTAAATGTAGGTCAGGGGTCAGTGCGTTTATACAGCCAACGTCTGGGTGACGTGCGTTTGTACTACTTAGATGTAAACACGAACGTGGATACTTTGCCGCCAGAGATACGTCAAGCCGTGTCTGCTGCATACTCACAGGTTGATGGTTACGATTTCACAAAAAACAACAAGGCGCAGATGATACGTAGGCTATTCGCCACTGTACCTCGGGAGGTGTCTGAACTTAAAGTCGTTGAACCAGGTATATTTGATCGTGCTGCAGTAAGTGGGGAGCATCACACACACTTACGACCTGAAGAAATATGGGACATAGCTAAGCGTGACGATACTCGGCGCGAATTATTTAGTGCAATGTTAGAGAACCTTAAGATGATGAAAGGGGTCACGGAGGCTTTCGCGTCTTCAGCCTTGCTATATGTGGTCGTAGCCGGATTGACCCAGGCCAGGATCGTAACTTTTAGTTCCTACCTGTGGACAGACGACCTAGGCATGACAATGGATAGGCTAAAAGAAGTGTCCATTAAGATGAAGGCGCTACACTCTCGCGACATACTAGATCTTACTGAGTTGTTTGAGCTAAACACACTTGTAAATCGAGGCTACGGCGCCGTCAATTGGCAGACTGAAAGAGACCACAGACTAAACCCGGATGTGATTGACGTCAGGCCAGAAACCGTATACGCAAAAGCGGTGTCTGTATTCAACATGGGTGTCAGACATGGTTTCAAATATAAGCGCATGAGCCTACATGACTTTGCGGCGGCACGCTGGGAGTGGTCCCCCGCTGGTAGTGTACATTCACAACATGCGGTCGACGAGAAGTACATAAACAGGGATAGCTACAGGTATAGAACAAAATTCGTGACGCTAAACAGCATGCCCATAGAACATGTAGAACAAATGTTTACACGAAAGCCGGCTATACGTGCGTGGGCTTCTACGAAGTATGAATGGGGCAAAGAGCGGGCCATCTATGGTGTTGATCTAACATCGGCAACTGTAGCACACTTTGCGATGTTCAATTGTGAAGAGGTGTTGAAGCACAGGTTTCCGGTCGGCGAAGATGCGGAGGCGGGAAGAGTACACAAACGTCTGAAAGCGATGTTAGAAGGCTGTGACTCGTTCTGTTATGACTTCGACGACTTCAATGCCCAACACTCTACGTCGAGTATGATAGCTGTGATTAAAGCGTATAGAGATGTGTTCGCGCCGGCAATGACAGAGGAGCAGCTTGCAGCTATGAACTGGATACTGGACAGTTATATGGACATCATGGTCTATCCACTGCAAGACAGTCCCTACAGACCGAACGGGACGCTGTTATCTGGTTCTCGTCTAACCACCTTCATTAACACGGTGCTAAACTACGTGTATATGGACATAGCAGGTGTATTTGAGCACCCTGACGTAGTAGACTCAGTACACAACGGAGACGATGTATTGATTGCAATCCGGAGTGTGAAGGCGGCGATCGACGTACATGACAAGATGGCAGACATAAACGCAAGGGCTCAGCCTGCGAAATGTAACATATTGTCTGTGGGTGAATTTTTACGTGTAGAACACAAAATTGAGATGTCTGATGGACTGGGATCTCAATATCTGTCACGAGCATGTGCGACAGCGGTGCACTCAAGGATAGAATCACAGATGCCAGTGAGAGCACTAGACGCTGTATCCGCCACCGTCACAAGGATGGGAGAGTTAAAGCGTAGAGCACCAGCAGCGACAGAACAGATAGATCTACTTACCATCAAGATTTTTAAACATTTATCTGTCGTATTTAAAACGCCATATGACAAGCTGGCGATCGCCGCATCAGCACATAATGTAGTGGGCGGCTGTAACGACGATCGATGGGCACCAGTCGAGTGGAAGGTGCGGGAGGTGATACCATATCACCTGAGAGAAGACGAGGAATCGTCGTCTGTCGAACAGGCTGTAGTACCCGGTTGCCGGGACTACGCAGCTTTAATGGAGAGAAGACTGAACGGAG